TAAAACATAACTGGTTCTGCAACTACTTAGGAGGAAGAAGGAACGAAGGAAAGGCTACCTTAAATAATCAAAGAAATGTTTTCTTCGGTATTCCGAGTGTTTTGATATGTTTATTTTTAGAGTCTAAAATGAGCAGTCTAGAATGTATAAAGGCAATAAAAAGGGTTACTAACTTATCTTTCCCCAAAGAGAACATAGATCTTTGTATTTTGTATGACGAAAGCAAGTTGACCTTCACTACTGATCCAGAAATAGAAGAGAGTCTGAAATTATACAGAAATAAATTCATTAAAAGAACGACCGAAAGCACAAGTATAGAAGACAGGGACAAGTGCTTAGAGCTAGCGAAAAAGACAGGAGCAGACAACTATCTCTATGTTGATGACCACTTTAAAATACAAAAAAACGACTTGATTGAAAACTTGCTATTTTCTAATAGGGCGTTAATTGCTCCTCTGGGAGTACACGAAGAGGAAGACGGCAAAGCCTCCTTCTCAAATTATTGGGGCGCGCTGGACGAAAACGGTTTCTATCAGCAAAGCGAAGACTATTTAGAGATAGTCTCTAGAAAAAAAACTGGAATATGGGATGGCCCATATGTGTTTGCCTGCTACCTACTTAACAAGCGTTCAATAAAAAAACTATCTGGGTGTTACTCGCTAAACTACGAATACGATAGAGGCTCTGATATGAGTTTTATGTCTAACGCCATAGATAAAGGAATTATCCCATGTGTAGATAATAGGTTCTCATACGGAAAAGCTACATCTTTCTAACTAGAATATCCGCGAGGACCCTAGAAAACTTTCTGACTTCCCTCTCTGTTTTGTCATACCAGAAAGCATGAGCTACCTCTTCGATCACTACCTGTAGCTTTCTTTTTGGAGGCAAATGCGGGTTTACATATATTTTGGGCTCCTCGTAAACCTCTGGGTTGTAGCAGAGTCCGTCCGCATCATGGCTCTTATGAGGCTTCCTGAAGTAAAACTTGAACTCTTGGTTCTGGGCGTTGGTAAAAGCATAGTCAGGTTTTTTCATATCTATATACTATTACATGCAAAAAAGAGAAAATACTATAAATTTTGACCCATGTCAACATATAATTAGTGTAAGATTAACCAGTAATAATCTTTTGTCATGAATATTTATTGTCAATCATGTGGACAGTTGCATAAGTATACGTCCGCGAAACCTAACTTCTGCACTAATTGCGGGTCTGGGCTGTCTGTGGGGGTTGCGGCTCCGGCAAAGCAAGCGGTAGACTCAGAGGAAGATATACCGGAAACCAAGCAAGAGCTAGTTACGAATTTGGAAAAGCTTGCGTTTGATTATCAGGACTTTTCCTCCAAAAGAACCAATAAACTAGGCAGTATCGCCGGAACTTATGCTGGTGAGGGTGGAGAAAAATTCAAAAGCGAACCCATGCCAAAAGCCAAAAGAGTTACAAAAAAGGCGTTTTTGCAAGAGTTCAAGAGAGAAGCTGGTTCTTTGAGATCTAAAGGAGGCAATGAGTAAGAAACCGAGCTTCGAAGATAAAATTGAAGAAATTGACCAAGAGATAGCAAAAAGAAGAAATAAGTGGAACCTCAACGCTTTATCTTGGATTGATTTTGACGACATAAGCCAAATACTAAGGATACACATCTACAAAAAGTGGCATTTGTACGACCACTCAAAACCTCTTCCTCCTTGGTTAAATAGAACGATATCTAATCAGCTCAAAAATTTAATTAGAAACAACTACAGCAGCTTTGCTAGGCCTTGTCTAAGGTGCGCTGCGTCAGAGCCAGACAACTTATGCAAAATATACGTTCAACAGTGTAGCGACTGCCCGATATATAAAAACTGGGAAAAAAATAAAAAAGACGCATACAACATAAAGATACCGGTCCCATTAGAAGGACACGTTCAGGAAATCTCTTCACAAAAGCTAGATTCCCATGATATTGAAATTTCAATAAAAAAAGTAAACGAAAAAATGGAAGAGGTCCTTAAGCCCATAGAATGGAAGGTGTACAGGATGCTGTACATAGAGAATAGGTCAGAAAGCGAAGTAGCCATAGAAATGGGGTATAAAACCTCTGAAAAAAATAGATCTCCCGGATATAAACAGATTACAAACATAAAAAGATCTATTATAATAAAGGTTAAGAGGTCTATTCAAAAAGACGAGATAGACATTTTTTAAGCTATGAACGAAGAAAGGTATTTCTCCAAAGACGGTTCCCCAACAACGTACTTTGAGGATAATGGGTTGTCGTTAGACAAGCAAACGGAAGTTCTACAGAAGTGGAACGAAAGCTTAGAGAGCCCGCCGTCCCTGAATGAGCTGGTTTCTGTTGGTTTTCCGGACGACCCTGCTCCAGACGGAAGGTCAAAAAACGGTAGACTAACGAAAGAGTTTTTATCGTCCAGAAAAATAAAAGCCAGAGGGTCTCAGGTATACGTGCCCTCTAAAAAGTTTGAACTCACAGAAGAGCACAAGCAATACATTGCCGAGAACGCATCTATAATGAGGCCAATAGATATTGGCAGAACGATGACAGGCAAACCAGAGTTGACTAACTTAGACTTAGAGGTAAGGGCCGTCAGGGACTATATAGAGGAGCTAAGGAAGTCAACCGGAAGCTTCTACGAAGACAGGACGGTAGAAGAAGTGGAGATGTGGAAGCCTCCCTCCACTTTCGGCAAGACACTGTCTAAAATAAATAAATATATTCATGTTAAAATAAAAGAAGATAAGATGACGACAGCTCAAAAAAAATGCATTAACGCGCTAATGGGCTATCTTCACTCGTATAGATTTATACATCAAATAAGCAATATCTCAAACGAAGGCGATAAGACTCTTTTCGAAAGCAGCTTCGTAAGATACACAAACGATAAAAGCGACCTGACTCAGGAGGAGGTAGACCAATATATAGTCTTATCTGTCGAGGTTGTTTTGTCTTCGAACATTCTTAGTAGAATAGAAAGACTCAACAACATGTTGGACATAACCGCAAACGATACCGAAGGTAGAAAAATATCAATGGGTCTAGTAGAATCAATTCGTCACGCTCAGACAGAGTATAATCAATCAGTAACGAGACAACAAAAGCTACTTGAGAGCTTAAAAGAAAAAAGAAGCTTCAGGCTTAGCAAGCAAATAAAAGAAAACGCAAGCATACTTAATTTGGTTCAATTATGGAAAGATGAAGAATCGAGATTAGAGTTAATAGAGCTTGCGCAAAAACAAAAGGATTCGATAAGAGATGAAGTAAGCAGGCTCTCATCGTTGGATGAAGTTAAGTGTAGGATAATGGGATTAACTGAAGAGGAAGCTATAAATGGTTAACTGTAAGGTTTGCGATAAAGAGTTTAAGTCGGAAAAAAGTCTGCACGCTCATATAAAATGCCACGACTTGAGGCTGGCAGAGTATTATCAGAAGTATCACGCCAGAAGGGATTTGTTTTCTGGAGATTTGATAAAGTTCAAATCAAAGGAATATTATTTATCTACAGACTTCAACAACAGAACGAACTTAAGAAAGTGGCTGGAGGATCAGGCTGACGACGAGAAGAAGAAGTATTGTGAAAATATATTAAAGGCTAGAATCAAAAAAAAGAACTTGTTCTATGCCCCGTCTCAGGTTGAGTTAAGGTCCGTAATGAGCCCACCAGTCCAATACTACAACAGGGTGTTTGGGGACTATAACGATTTATGTAACGAGCTTGGTCTAAAAAATAAGTTCGATAAGCTAACCGACGAGACAATTGAAGAGACAAAGCCGCCGGAAGACTGCAAAATATACATAGACACAAGAGAGCAAAAACCATTTAAGTTCGATGTTCCTTTTGAGATAAAAACCTTGAAGTTCGGAGACTACGCCCTTAGCGATAAAAAAGTTTCTGGAAACTGTTACATAGAAAGGAAGTCTTTAAATGACTTCATAGGAACAATGAGTGGGGGGTACGACAGGTTCAGGAGGGAGATAGAAAGAGCGATAACTGAAGACGCCTATTTAGTTGTTTTAGTTGAAAGATGTATAGAGGAAGCGATGAACTTCAATAAGCTTCCATATGTCTCCAGTAAAATCAGAGCTACGCCAGAATATATATTCAATAGAGTTAGGTCGCTGAACCAAGACTTTAAGAACATACAGTTTTTATTTGCTAAAACAAAGACCGAAGCGATGAGGCTCTGCAAAAAAATATTCTTTTCTAATCAGTGCTTTAAGAAGCGAGATCTTCAGCTAGCTTACGACTTGAAGATGCTATGATGAAAGGATATATTTGTTTAACTTATAATGAAGCTTGCGCTATAGTATTAATAGCATTGTTGATAGCTTATCTAGATTAGCATGTGGTACTCTCCAGATAAATACGACAGTGGAATAGAAGATGTAAATTCTACCCTTCTCGGCCTCGAGGGCGAGCTAGAGGACAAGCAGGCCAGAATAAGCTTGGCTAAATTCCTTAGGAACAACCTAACGATGACAACATACTGGCTCACCGGCATAAAGCTAGCCCCATATCAAGAGATAATGCTTAAAGGTTTTCTTAATAGAAATTTTAGCATGTGTGTTTGGGGTCGGGGCTGCGGAAAAACTTTTATAGCAAGCATATTTTGTTTTTTGCAATGCATATTTGAACCCAACACGAAAATTTTAATAGCTGGCCCAACGTTTCGTACGGCAAGGTTTATATTCAACAATATAAAAAATATAGTAGAGACCAAAGAGGCCAGACTCCTAGCTCAGGCTTTTGGCGCGAAGACAGAAAGAAACGACCAGCACGAATGGAAAATAAACGGAGGAACAATTACGGCAATCCCACTAAGCGGGGAAAAGATTCGTGGCTTCAGGGCAAATGTGCTTGTTCTTGATGAGTTTATGCTTTTGCCGGAAGAAACTATTAAAAATGTTTTGATGCCGTTTTTAGTTTCGCCTCAAGACTTAAAGAAAAGGCTACAGGTCAGAGAACAAGAAGACGAGTTAATCAAAAAGGGGGCAATGGAAGAAAGCGAAAGGATGGTTTTCAAAAACAACACCAAAATGTTGGCTCTATCTTCTGCTAGCTACACATTTGAAAATTTATACAAAACCTACAAAGACTGGATGGGAAAAATATATTCTGATCAAAGAATGGCAGAAGCTTCTTATTTCATTTCCCAAATGAGCTACGAGTCCCTGCCTGAGCAGATGATAGACCATACAATTATTGAAGAAGCCGCAAGTGGCGGGTTGTCGAATTCTTCTTTTCAGAGAGAGTATTGCGCAGCTTTCACAGACGGAAGCGACAGCTATTTTAGTGGGAAGAAAATGCACGACTGCACAATACCGGATGGAGAAGAGCCAACCACGAGGATATATGGCAACCCAGACAAAAAATATATTCTTGGTATCGACCCAAGTTTCAGCAATAGCCCATCCTCTGACTATTTTGCTATGTCTTTGCTCGAAATAGACGAAGAGAAAAAAGATGCAACACTCGTTAATGGGTACGCCGTAGCTGGAGGAGACCTTAGGGATCATATAAAATATTTAGGTTACCTAATGACCAACTTCAATATCGTTATGATTTGTATAGATAATGCTGGTTATCAGTTCATAGACGGAGCTAATGAATCAGAGTTTTTTCTTGACAATAAAATAAACATAAAGTTTTTCAATTTTCATGGAGAGAAAGAAGGCGTCGAAAGGGACATTATGCTAAGGAAGGCGAAGATGGAGTATAATCTTGAAGATAAAAAGATTTGCTTTAAGCAGGTTTTCTCTACGGACTTCATAAGAAAAGGCAACGAGAGGCTTCAAGCTGATATAGATCATAAAAGAATATGGTTTGGCTCTAGAACCACCGCCAATGGGCCTGTATTTAATAAATTCACCTCCAGAAGGGTTCCAGTCAAGCTCACCAACTGTGCAGATGTGCTCGAATTGATTGAGGTCCAAGATGACTTAGTATATCAAACCAAAAAACAATGCGCGCTGGTTGAGGTGAAATCCACTACAAAGGGAGTGCAATCCTTCGACCTTCCATCACACCTGAAAAGGAGCACCTCGGTGAATAGAGCGAGAAAAGATAACTATACGACTCTAATGCTTTCTAATTGGGCAACTAGGTCATATTTCGATATAATTAACCTAAAGGAGGAGAATGTGAATAACACTTTTGTTCCGATGATGATTTAAAAAGTGTAAAAAATACCAAGTTTTACAATGAAAAAAGAGACCGCAAAAAAGCCCCCAGCCAGAAGGACTAGGGCGTCAGCAAAGCCGAAAGTAGAGCCCGCAGAACCACTAATGGTTTCTACGGCCGTTTCGAATAGCGACATATATCCAGATTCAAGTAGTCGGACTAGAACAAGGTCAAACAAGTCGGCTTCCATCCTGAGGACGGACAGGTTCAAGAATATAGAAGATGGGCTAATCCCATTCAAATACACAAAAGATTCCTCTAATACGAGCGGAATCACAGTCAGAGATGCCGTAATTCTATGCCAAAAAGCCTACTATAATTTTGCCATATTTAGAAACACCATAGACTTGATGACCGAATTTACTTCTGGAAACATATATTTCACAGGAGGAAGCAAAAAGGTAAATAAATTCATAGAAGCGTTTTTCGACAAAATTAACTTAAACGATTTCCAAAATAAGTTTTATAGGGAATACTTTAGGTCTGGAAACGTGTTTGTTTATAGGTTTGACTCTAAGATTAATCAAGAAGACTTTAAGAGGATAAACCAAACATTCGGATCTTCTCTATTGGCCGACGACAACGACTTAATCGTTCCCAGTAGATATATCACGTTAAACCCTTCAGATATACAATTGACAGGAAACGTCACTTTCGTTAACCCAACCTATTTCAAGGTTTTGACCGACTACGAGCTGGAGAGAGTTAGAAATCCAAGAACGGAAGAGGATCACCAAGTTTTAGAGAGCCTTGACCCAGAAACCAAACAAGCCATTAAAAAAGGAAAAAGGATGGGGTCTGTAAGAATACCGCTTCCCTTAGACAAAGTTAGTGCCGTTTTTTACAAAAAGCAAGACTACGAGCCATTTGCGGTTCCGATGGGTTTTCCAATTCTAGAGGATTTAAACTGGAAAGCGGAAATGAAGAAGATGGACATGGCAATAGCAAGAACGATGCAGCAGTCCATTCTTTTAGTTACAATGGGAGACGCCCCAGAAAGAGGCGGCATAAATCAAAGGAACTTGTTAGCTATGCAGAAGCTTTTCCAAAACGAATCAGTTGGAAGAGTTCTAATAGCGGACTACACAACGAAGGCCGAGTTCGTAGTTCCTAAAATCGCAGACTTGCTTGACCCAAGAAAATACCAAATCGTTAATGAAGACATTCAGGTAGGGCTAAATAACATCTTAACTAGCGGCGGCGAAAAGTACGCAAACATGCAGATAAAGATTAGCGTGTTCGTGGAGAGGCTCAGGCAGGCAAGGCAAATATTCTTGCATGAATTCCTAAAACCAGAGATAAAGAGAATTTGTAAAAGTTTGGGTTTCAAAAACTACCCAATTCCAAACTACGAAGACATTGACTTAGATGATTCTTCGACGGCAGATAGGGTCTATACTAGGCTAATTGAGTTGGGCGTACTAACACCAGAAGAAGGGCTAGAGGCAATAAAGACAGGCAGGCTACCTACCAGACAAGAGTCTCTAGACTCGCAAAAAGAATATAGCGACCTAAAGGACGAAGGGTTTTATGAGCCGATAGTTTTAAGAAGAGATAACTCCACCCAAGAAAACAACTCAAAAAATGGGGAGTATAAACACACTCCAGAAGAGGGAGGAAGACCAGAAAACATTTCTACGCCATTAGAAGAGAAAAGAGACTCAGCCCCGATAGGGCTAGAAGGAAGGCAGAGCTTCAGCTTATCGCAAGTCAAAGATAACATGATTCAAGCGAACAAGCTGGAAGATCATATCCGAAAACTGTTAAGGAAAAAGTTCTCGAAAAGAGCACTAACAAAACAACAAAAAGAAGTGGCTTTTGATATTTCTAAAATAGTAATGGCCAACGAAGATAAGAAAGATTGGATTAAAAAATCGCAAACATATATAAATAAGCCAGTGGACACAAATCATGAGATGGTTGAAGCCACTCAGTCTATAGCCTACGAACACCAGTTGGACGATTGGCTAGCTAGCATTTTAAGAGAAAGTAAAATTGAAAATGAGTGATATTGCACAAAGCGTAAGTGAGTACAGCGACGACGAAGGATTGTCCTATGACATCGAAATTCCAGACATACCAATTCCGGAGCCGGAAGAAGAAATTAAGACCGAGGTAGAGGACAAGGTAGACGTAGCGTTTAAATTTGCATTCGTAGGATCAGGGCAGGGTGGGTCAAGATTGGCAGAGACTTTTCATAAAGTAGGATATAGAAAAGTATGCGCAGTCAATACGGCTCAACAAGACTTAAATACTTTAAAGAGTGTAGAAAATAAATTTTGTTTTGGAGAAGGAGGAGCTGGAAAAGACCCGTTTAAAGCCGCGAAATCTTTCAAAGACTCGAAGGAAGATGTTCTTGACTTCATGAGGAGATCTTTCGGGGACGAATTTGACAGGATATTTGTTTGTGTTGGAGGCGGCGGAGGCACTGGCACAGGGACAATGATTCAGCTTGTCGACGCAGCTATAGAGCTTCAGGAGACGCTAGACATAGATGCCCCTATTGGATTGATTTTATCTCTGCCTAAAAAATCAGAAGGTAAGAGAGTCAACGCTAACGCGGCCACTTGTCTAAAAGACGCTTACGAGTTGGTGGAGAAAGGTAAAGTTTCTCCTCTTATTTTAGTCGACAACGAGAAAATTACAAAAATGTATCCAAGGCTGGCTATTTCAAAGTTTTGGGAAACCGCCAATATGAGTGTAGCAGGGGTATTTCATCTTTATAATCTAACAGCTTCAAAAGACAGCACCTATACCTCTTTTGATTCCAACGACCTTAAAAGCGTTTTGGATTCTGGACTAATAATGTTCGGAGCAACCCCAGTGAAAGAATGGAACGACCAAATCAGCCTTACCCGAGCGGTTAGAGACAACGTAAAGAAAGGGGTTCTTTCTGGAGGAGTAGAAATTTCAACAGGAAACTGCGCTGGAGTAATCGTTATAGGAGGAAAAGAGCAGCTAGACACAATCCCAGAAGCTTCTTTAGATCAAGCGTTCGAACAAATATCGAGACTAATGAGACCCAACAGCACCCTACATAGAGGAGTATACGCAGGAGACAAGTCGGGGCTCACAGTATTCACTATGATTGGTGGACTAGGTTCTCCCATGCTCAAAATTAAAGAGCTGGAGAAGTTAGGAGATGTTCAGGATGTATAAAGGGTGGAATTTTAGAGACTCGTTCTACATACTAGTTATTACTTGCATCATTGTCGGGGGATGCGCTAG